GGTCGAATTGAGTTCAATAGCTTGTCCTTCATTTCCTGCGAGTTCGTAACCTGCACTATTTCCCTGCGTTCGGTGAACAGTGCCACCTCGGTAATCTTGCCCAATAGTTCCAATGCCCTTAGTTGTTGGGCGGGCGGGACTTTAGGATCGAGAGCCTTTTCGGTTATCTTGTGGATTGCGAGTGCTCTTAAACTGGCAGAGATCACTGGCAACACTAATGAGATGGATGATAAAGGCGGTTATGAATCAATAGATGATGATGATGTGGTGGATGTGGAAGGTGAAATTGGTGAGGTGGTGGCATCTTCAGACGGGAATCCTGATGACCCACACACCCACGACCCCCAAAATTCGGCATTTGCCTCGGAGCCAGACTTGCATAGTATTCCACACATCGGATCACCTCCTAAAAATCTCACTGTAAACACGTTTACAGTGACAACTCCTTTAGAATCAGACACTTGCGTGTCAACTAGTATAAACCCTGATGCTTTAAATGATGATTCAAAGGGGGGTGGGGGTATAAAAAATGGGCAATGAGCACAGTATGTTCCACGTGGAACACCCCCCGTCAACGTTCTATACACAAACAGGGTGGGGGGTATATTTTGGAAACAGCTGAAATCATAAAAATTTTTATGGCTACCTTAAGAGCAATGTTGGACTCTGGGAAATTAAGTAGTGATCAATATAACGCCATTGAGTTTGCCCATGAGCTGGCTCAGTATGAGTTCTTTGCTGAGATACAAAAGACGCAAGACCATGTAGATCATTTAAAACGAACAGGGATGTTGAACTAATGAAGATACAAGATGAGTATCCAGATTTATTAAAACTAGACGGCTTTGACGAGGCCATCATCGGGGTGGTAGAGCGTATTGGCATACAGGCTATCTGTTATGACACGGCTAAAGTCATTGAGATTCTTAAGAAAGATATGGACGAAGACTTGGCTTGGTTGTGGTTTGATATGAATATTGCTAAGGCTTGGGTAGGAGAGTCTTCTCCTTTCTTTTTAAACAGGGGGGCGTAATGGATGAACTAAAACTGGTTCGGGCAAAGGCTGCAGCCATGGGTTCTATTGGCGTGTTAATACAATATGACCGTGAGGCGTTAATTCAAATACTAGACTTGATAAAAGACCATTTATTACAAGAAAAGATTATGGCAACACGAGCGCTATACCAAGCTAATCTGGCAATACAAAAAGCTAAAAATGGGAAGGCATAAGGTAACGACTGTGACTCCTATACAAAAAGAGATCTTTTTGGTGATTGACTCGTTCTGGAAAAAGCATGGCTTTGGACCATCGATTGACGACATTATGTATTTGACTGGTGAGAGGAGTCGGGGCAATGTCAGTCGCAAGATGTGGCGCTTAGTCGCCTTGGGGATGTGTGTTGGGATCAAAGGGGTTCCACGGTCTATTCGCCCTAAGCACATTCGGGCGTATCACATTGAGTAAGTTAGAAGAAATCCTAGCCAGCCTTGGCGAGGGTGAACGTGCCAGCATTATGGAGATGGCACAAGCGTATCAGGACTCAGTAACTAGGGAAAAGGGACAAATGTCCTTTATGGAGTTTGTCAAAGTCATGTGGCCTGGATTTATTTTAGGGCGTCATCATAAGGTGATGGCTAAAAAATTTGAGGAGATAGCAAATGGAAAAACTAAGCGTCTTATTATTAATATGCCTCCCCGCCATACTAAGTCAGAGTTTGCCAGTTATCTACTTCCCGCCTGGTATCTTGGCAAATACCCTGACCGAAAAATTATTCAATGTTCTAACACCGCAGAACTAGCCGTAGGCTTTGGACGCAAAGTTAGGAACTTAGTAGACGGAGATGTCTATAGCAGAATCTTTCCTAATGTAGCTCTTCGGCACGACAGTAAGGCTGCTGGAAGGTGGGCTACTAACGCTAATGGCGATTATTTTGCGATTGGGGTAGGCGGTACAGTGACAGGTAAAGGCGCTGATCTTCTCATTATTGACGATCCGCACTCAGAACAAGAAGCTGCATTAGCCGCCTCCGACCCAACGGTTTACGACAAGATCTTTGAATGGTACGGCTCTGGTCCAAGACAGCGTCTTCAGCCTGGAGGGTCTATCGTCATCGTGATGACCCGCTGGTCTAAGCGGGATCTGACTGGCAGAGTCCTTCAGTCCATGGTCGAACGAGACGGGGATGAATGGGAGGTGATTAGTCTTCCTGCTATTTTGCCGACAGGAAAACCTTTATGGCCTGAGTTCTGGTCGCATGAGGAATTAGAAAAACTACGCAACGAACTACCGATTTCCAAATGGTCAGCGCAGTATCAACAAGACCCAAGCTCTGAAGAAGGCGCCCTAGTTAAACGAGAATGGTGGCAAGTCTGGGAAAAAGAAAACCCCCCAACCTGTGACTTTATTATTCAGTCTTGGGACACCGCCTTTACTAAAAACGAGCGTTCAGACTACTCCGCCTGTACGACTTGGGGAGTCTTTCATATGAACGAAGACCCCAATGACGCTCATATTATTCTGTTAGACGCCCTCAAAGAACGGCTTGAATTTCCAGAATTAAAGATCAGGGCGATGGAAATGTACAAAGAATGGGAACCCGATGCGTTCATTGTGGAGGCGAAGGCCTCTGGTGCTCCCCTTATATTTGAGCTAAGATCCATGGGTATACCAGTACAAGAATTTACACCTACCCGTGGTAATGACAAGATCTCCCGTGTAAACTCTGTAGCAGATATGTTTGCATCAGGAAAAGTATGGGCGCCAAGAAAACGTTGGGCAGAAGAAGTCATTGAAGAAATGGCAGCATTTCCTAATTCAGACCACGATGACTTGGTTGACTCGTCAACACAGGCACTATTACGTTTTAGAAAAGGCGGTTTTATCCGTCTTCAAACGGATGAAGAAGACGAACCACGATACTTTAAATCTAAACGACCAGTTAGTTATTACTAAGGAAAAATAATGGCAATTGAAAAAGCACTCTACGAATTACCCCAAGGACTTGAAGCAGCCTCTGCCGCTATGGAACCTATCGAGATTGAGATCGAAGATCCAGAATCTATCAAGATTGGTATAGATGGCTTAGAAATTGAGATCAAGCCAGAAGAAGAAAGCGCAGACGACTTTGACGCCAACCTTGCCGAATATATAGACAAAGGGTATTTGAGCCAGATGTGTAACGAACTTCTAGGCGATGTAGAAGGTGACGTTAGTTCCCGTAAAGAATGGATGCAGACTTATACAGACGGCATTGAGTTATTGGGAATGAAGATTGAATTAAGGTCTGAACCATGGGAAGGAGCCTGCGGGGTCTATCATCCCCTCCTGTCTGAAGCACTAGTTAAGTTCCAAGCCGAGACAGTGATGGAGACCTTGCCTCCTGCGGGTCCCGTAAAAACCGTGGTTGTTGGCAAAGAGACACCAGAGATTATGGCTTGTGCTGATCGTGTTCAAAAGGACATGAACTACCAGATTACGGAGAAGATGCCAGAGTACCGCCCAGAGCATGAGCGTATGTGCTGGGGTCTAGGTCTCTCAGGTAACGCTTTTAAGAAAGTGTATTTTGATCCGTCTTTAAACCGCCAAGTAGCTTTATTTGTACCAGCAGAAGACTTAATTGTTCCTTATGGCGCTTCCGACCTTCAAACTGCAGAACGTGTTACCCACGTTATGCGTAAGACTGAAAACGAACTACGTAAACTGCAGGTTGCTGGATTCTACCTAGACATTGATTTGGGTGAACCGTCTGCTGCTTTTGATGAAGTAGAAAAGAAAATTGCGGAAAAAATGGGGTTCCAAGCAACCTCCGATGACCGCTATAAACTCTTAGAAATTCAAGTAAACCTAGATATTGAAGGCTTTGAAGACGAGGATGAGGATGGCGAACCAACTGGTATTGCTCTTCCTTACATTGTCACTGTTGAAAAAGGAAGTCAAAAAGTCTTAGCAATCCGCAGAAACTGGAGACCTGAAGATGAAACTAAACAAAAACGCAATCACTTCGTTCATTACGGCTATGTGCCTGGCTTTGGCTTTTACTGTTTTGGCCTCATTCATCTTGTGGGCGCCTTTGCAAAGTCTGGAACGTCTATTATTAGGCAGCTGGTCGATGCTGGAACGCTTTCAAACTTGCCAGGTGGATTCAAAGCCCGTGGACTGCGCATCAAAGGCGATGACACCCCGATCAGCCCTGGAGAGTTCAGAGACGTTGATGTCCCAAGTGGAGTCCTTAAAGACAACATTCTGCCATTACCATACAAGGAACCATCGCAAGTCCTCTATAGTTTGCTTGGCACAATTGTAGAAGAAGGAAGACGTTTTGCCTCGGCTTCCGACATGAAGATTGCCGATATGTCAGCAAATACTCCAGTCGGTACAACGCTGGCAATCCTAGAACGGACCCTCAAGGTCATGTCTGCGGTTCAAGCCCGTGTTCATTACTCAATGAAACAAGAGCTAAAGCTCTTAAAAGACATTATTCGTGACTACACCCCTGACCAGTACAACTACACCCCTGACGTTGGCACTCGTTTTGCTAAACAAGAAGACTACGACAACTGTGACGTAATTCCTGTTAGTGATCCTAATGCCGCTACCATGAGCCAGAAAGTGGTTCAGTACCAAGCCGTCCTGCAGCTTGCCCAACAAGCTCCGCAGCTGTACGACATGGGACAATTGCATCGCCAGATGTTAGAAGTCTTGGGTATTAAAAACGCTAAGAAGCTGGTAAAGATTGAAGATGATCAGATGCCAGAAGATCCTGTGACGGAAAACATGAACATTTTGAACATGAAACCCGTCAAGGCTTTCTTATATCAAGACCATCAGGCGCACATTCAAGTGCATATGAACGCTATGCAAGATCCTAAAATGGCTCAGTTAATTGGTCAAAACCCACAGGCTCAGGCTATTGGCGCAGCTGGAATGGCACATATTCAACAGCATTTAGCCTTTGAATATCGCAAGCAAATGGAAGAAATGATGGGTGTTCCATTACCTACTGGCGAAGAAGAAAACGAAGAAGGTATGCCAAGAGAGATGGAAGTACGAATCTCTAGAATGGCAGCTCAAGCATCTGATCAGTTGTTAAATCGCAACAAAACAGAGGTGGCTGCACAGCAAGCCCAGCAAGCAGCCCAAGATCCAGTTATACAAATGCAAGCCAAAGAACTTCAGCTTAAAGAGCAGAAAGAACAACGGGAAATGCAGAAAGATCAAGCTGACGCAGCTGCCAAAGCAGCCTCGCAACAGATTGAAAAGGAAAGAATTGCTTCACAAGAGCGTATAGCCCAAGCCAATCTAATGTCCAAACAACAAAAAGATAAGCAAGAGCTAGAACTCAAAGCAATGCAAGCAGTAGCCATTGTTAATAAACCTCAAATAAGGAAAAAATAGTGGATCAAAATTTAGATTACCTCTTAAGAGAGTACAAAGAACGCATAGATATGCTCCAAAAAGCTATTTCAGCGGGAAATTGCACTAATTTTGAGGAATATAAATACGCATGTGGACAAATTAGAGGTCTTGAGTCTGCGTGTTTAACAATTACAGACCTTAAACAAAGAATGGAGAACTCGGATGAGTGATACAACGATACTGATTGGCTCAAATCCCAATCAGCCACAAGTTGTAGGAACAGTAAACATTAGTGCAAGTAACGAAGAAAAGGCAAAAGTCCTTCCTGAACCTTCTGGATACCGTATTTTGGTAGCTATTCCAGAGCAAGATAAGGAATATGAAAGCGGGATCATCAAAGCTGATTCTGTTATGCATACGGAAGAGCTATTGTCTACCGTATTCTTCGTAGTTAAGATGGGTCCAGATTGCTACAAAGACGCAACTCGGTTCCCAACTGGACCATGGTGCAAAGAAGGTGACTTTATTCTAGCCAGACCAAACTCTGGCACTCGATTAAAGATCCACGGACGAGAATTTAGGATTATTAATGACGATTCTGTAGAAGGAATAGTCCAAGATCCCCGTGGCATAACCAGAGTATAAGGAGAAAATAATGCCAGATATTGAAATGACGGAATATAAATTCCCAGACGAAATTACTAAATCAAATGCTGAAGATGAGGATTTAGATCCTATTGAAATTGAGGTTATTGACGATACACCAGAGGATGACAGGGCTAATTCAGAGCCTATGCCTAGGGAAATCGTTGACGAACTTGATAACGATGACCTAGAAGCCTTTACTGGAGAGGCAAAGAAGAAGTTGTTGCAGATGAAAAAGGTCTACAACGATGAACGCAGAGCCAAAGACGCTGCCGATAAGGAACGTCAAGAAGCGGTTGATTTTGCTCAAAAAATTATTGAGGAAAACAAACGGCTAAAGACAAAACTGTCAGCTGGAGAACAGACTCTTGTAAGCAATTACAAAGAAAACGCTTCTCGTGAACTAGAACAGGCTAAACAGGCTTATAAAGATGCTTATAACTCTGGAGATTCTGATCTTTTGGTTGATGCCCAAGAAAAACTGACCGAAATTAAAATGAAGGTTCAGGATATTGAACGGTATAAACCAGAATTTTCAGAAGAGGCTTTACAATCTCAAGAAAATGATGTAAAAATACCTCAGACCCAAAGATTGGACTCAAAAACCCAATCGTGGCTGGACAAAAACAGCTGGTATGGGACTGATGATGATATGAGTTACCTAGCAATGGGTATTCATAGACGCCTTGAGCGTGAAGGAGTAGCAGTAGGCTCTGATCACTATTATGGCGTGATTGACAAAGAAATGCGTCAACGTTTCCCAGAGAAATTTGGGATAGCTGAAGAGACCAAATACTCTTCTGAGGTGGAGACCAAACCCTCTACAAAAACTAGTAAGCCGAGCACAGTAGTTGCGCCAGCCACTAGGTCTACCTCTCCAAAAAAAGTCAGACTTACGCCAACGCAGTTACAACTGGCAAAGAAATTTAATCTAACCCCAGAGCAATATGCTCGTGAACTTACAAAATTGGAGTCCCAAAATGGCTGAAAATAGAAAACCTCGTGAAATAGAAACTCGTCAACAATCAGTGCGTACAGAAGCATGGAAACCACCAGAGTTGTTGCCAGAACCAGATAAGCAAGCAGGTTTTGCATATCGTTGGATCAGGGTATCTACTTTAAACAGTGCGGACCCCCGCAATCTCTCTGCCAAACTCAGAGAAGGATGGGAACCCGTCAGAGCTGAGGAGCAACCTAAGTTTCAGTTATTAATTGACCCCAATAGCCGCTTTAAGGACAACATTGAGATTGGTGGATTATTGCTTTGCAAGACTCCAGATGAATTTGTTGCCCAGCGCAATAAGCATTACCAAAAACAGGCCGAAAACCAAATGGATGCTGTAGACAGCAGCCTTTTGCGCCAAAGTGACCCAAGGATGCCTCTCTTTAGTGAAAGAAAATCTACGACAACTTTTGGTAAAGGCAGTTAATTTTAATTTTAATTTAGGAGTTTAATATGGCTTACCCAACCGTATCAGCCCCCTATGGACTAAAACCAGTCAATCTAATTGGCGGTCAGGTCTTTGCGGGAGCAACCCGTCAGATGCAAATTG